CGTCCTTCACCAGCGCAGTGAGCTTGGCGACATCGCCGCCCGCTTCAAGCATGCCGGCGGCAGCGGCCTCCAAAAGCGGGCGCATGCCGTCGAGCAGGCTGTTGTATTCCTCGGCTTGAATCTTCCCGCCGGCCAATGCCTGGCCCAACTGCAAGAGCGCGCCCTGTGCCTCGCTGGCGGACGTGCCGGACACGCGAAGCGCCTGCGCGGTGATGTCGGTGACGCGCATCACTTCAGCGCTGGACGCCTTCAGCGTGGTCTGGGCAGCCGAGACGCGGCCATAGAGCGTCGCGAGGGCGTCAAGCGGCGCATAGTTGCGCTGAGCGCTGGCAAACAGCTTATCGAAGGTGCCGGACAGGTCAGCGTCCTTCACCCCGGCCACCTTCAGGCTGTTCATGACCTTGGTGTATTCGTCCGCCGTCTTCCGAAGTCCGTTGAGCACCACGCCGGTTGCGATGGCGGCGAAAGCGCCCTTGAGCTTTCCGGCGGCAGCGTTGCCGAAGTTTTCAAGCTGGCGCGCCATGGCGGTCGTGGCGCTGCTCATCGACTGCTCAAGATTTCGGGCTCCTCTCCGAGCGCGGCCCTCGATTTGGCGCCAGTTGTCATTGCTCGCGTTCTTGGCGCGCTGAAAGTTCTTCTCGAACTCCCGCATCCGGGCCTCAAGGGCGACGACAAGCTGTTCGGCGGATTCGGCCATATCTCTTCCTTATGCGGCGAGGTCGTGGACCTTGGTCCAGAACTCGGCTTCCTCTTCAGGGTCCATGTCGTGAATGCTGCGGCGGTTGTCGTTGTCGGCAGCGCGGGCAACGGCCATCGCGGCAGCCACAGCTCCGTCGATGCGGTCGGTCTTCTTGCCCTTGTGCATGCGGACAAGCCCGGTGTCGTTCCGGCTGGCGACGACGCTATCAAAGTGATGGCGAAGGACCGGGTGCCCGCCATGACGGAGCAGCCGGCCGTTCACGAAGCGCTCAAGGGTGCCGATCGCCGGCCCCATGGTCGTGATGTTCTGGCGCATATCGACAGCCGGCAGGCCATCGTCATAGAGGCGCTGCATGGTCGTGCGGGCAAGGTGCGGGTCGAAGGCGATCTGACGCACATCGAACCGGGCGCAAAGCTCGCGGATATGGTCTTCCACCGTGCCGGGATCGATGATCGGCCCTTCGGTGACGATCACATGGCCTTCGTCGCGCCAGCGCTCGTAAGGCACGCCGTCACGCTGGGCACGGCCCATCAGGTCGTCGCCGGGGACGAAGAACCACGGGGCAATCGTGATCCGGCCGTCATCATGGCGCCACGCCGCGACGATGGCACTAAGGTCCCCGTTGATGGCCATGTCTACACCAAGGAAGCAGGGCAGCGGTTAAAGTTCGGCGAGGTCGAGCGGGAAGCTGCCCGCGTCATAGGTCGCCATGTCAAAGAGCGGGTCGCGGCTGTTGCCGAACCACCTGTTCAAATGGAACTGCTGGAACTCGTATGCCTTCGACGGATTGGCGCGGGCCTCGTTCGCGTCAACGCGCAGCTTCTTGATGTCATGGAAGCCGAGCGCGAGGCCGGGATTGACGCGATGCCATACGGCCTCGTCCTGCCAATCCTCGTCCGGCTCGATCTCGAACATGATCGGCAAGAAAGAGGGGTTGTGCTCCAAGCCGAGCGCGACCTTGCGTGCATACTGGTGGCGTTCGGCGGCCAGCCCCTCATTGCCACGGCCGGCAGTCGTCGCGACGACGGTCAAGCCGCCCTTGCGCTTCGCCATACCGGACTGAAGCGCTTCCCAGAGGTCGCGGTTCTTCCAAATGTGGATCTCGTCGGCGAGGACGAAGGTCGGCGTGGTGCCGTGCTGGGCCTTCCCGTCCGACGAAACCGCCTTCAGGGTCGAGCCGTCCAGCCTGCTCTTGATCGTGCGGATGCCAGCATGCGGGTCGTAAATCTTGGTCGCGGCAGTGAGGTGCCGGCAGCCTCGCGGAAGCCGATACCGGCCTGCTCGCGATCCGACGCGCCGAAAATGATCTGGCCAGCCGGGACGGCCTCGGGGCCGAGCAGATGCAGGGTCGCCAGCGCGGCGGAAAGAGCCGTCTTCCGGTTGCCGCGCGGCAGATACAGGAATACCTCGCGAACGAGACGTTCGCCGTCCGCGTCGCGCGGGCCATAGATGCGGCGAACAATCCGCTCCTGCCACTCGTAGAGCTGGAAAGCGCGGCGCGGCGCGGTGCTTGCCGGGTGCTTCAGCGCCCGGATGAAGTCCACGGCCTCCTGCCCGTAGCCGAGCGGGTCCGGGATCGGGCTGCCGTCATAAATCCAATGAGGGAATGCGCTCTTGCTCATCGGCGGTTTCTGCCGATGGTGAGCGGGTTCGGCGCGCCGTCATCATCCGCCGCATTGCTGCCGACGCGGGCGCGCGAAGTCGGGGTGAGGCCGTATTCCGCCGCAAGCTGCCGCGCCGTCTGCATTGCGCGGTTGAGCATTCCGAAAAGAACCTTGTCGGGAACCGGCGAAGCTGCAATGGCGCGCTCAAGCTGCCGGATATGCCCCTGCATGGTGCAATAGTTCTCGACACCGGCAAGGTCGGCGGCCGTGATGATCCGGTCGGCGATCAGGCGCGGCATGATCCGCTTCCATTCAGTGCGAGCCTCGGCCGTCAGCCACTTCGGGGGCTTCGGCTCCTTCGTCAGGGGCTCGCGATCAGCGGACAAGGCTGGCTTGACGCCGCGAAGATGGGTCACGACGCCGACGCAACCGCCCTGATTTCGAGGCCAACGCGGCGCCCGATGTCGGCGATTTCCTTGATCTGATACGCCCGGCCGTTGAAGACGATGCGCTCGGCGCCCGTCAGGCCGTCGCGCCAGCGGATACGGAAGATGACGATGCCCTGCTGGGCCGTGCCGAAGCCGATGAGGAAGTCGGCGGATGACGACTTCACCACCTCGGCGCGCGTCGTGGCGATTTCCGTCCAGGCGGAAACGGTGCCACGGCTGGGCGTGCGCGTCTTCGTCTCGCGCTCGATGGTGACGGTGTGGAAGAGAGAGCCGGCCGCGAGCATCAGATGCTCCACCGGATGACGGCTTCCACCGACATGACGCCGTGCCCGAACTGCGGATCGGGATCGCGCGGCCAAACGGTGCGGGTGTGCCGGAAGGTATCGAACTGGATCACGCCATCGGCAGGCCAATCCATAAGGCGCCGCGCAACGGTCGCGCCGATGGTCTGGGCAGTGTCGAGGCCCGGTTCCAAGGCCCAGATATGCAGGTCGATGAACACGGTCGCGACGAACTGAGCGCCCGACGCGCGGCCGTGCATCTGCGTCGTGACGGCGCCGAACAGGATCGCCGGAAGCTCATTGGGACGGAAGTCGCCGGCCCGGATGTTCTCGGGGTCTACAAGCGCGATGACGGCCGGGTCAGCGGCGAGATGCGCGCCAAGGGCTTCGCGGAAGGCGATAGTCGGCTCGATCACGGCGAGTCCCATCCGGTGCGGACAGCCTTGCGGATCGAACGCTTGATTCGATCAAGCGCGCGCTTCCGGCCGAGACGATATCCGGGCCAGAAAAACGGCTGTGCCGGCGCGGTGCTGGTCCCGTATTCGACAAGATGCGGATACCGAACATCGGTGCCGCCAACCGTCACGACAGCCTCATTCTCACCGACGACGCGGCTCCCGCCGGGCTGTGAATACGGCGGCGTCGTGCCACCGGGCGGTGTCACGGTAATGGAATCCTTCAGGGCGCCTGTATCTTCGACCGCAAGCTGGCGCTGCATGTCGGCGATCTCGTTCGCGCCCTTCACCAATGCGGGCTGGACCACGTCGCGAACGTTCTTGAGCACGGCGTCAAACCGGCGATTGAGCCTGTCGAGGTCAGAACTCATCGTCGGAATCCTCGGGCGCAGGCTCGCCAAACCACCGTTCCCGATAGGAATTGGCCACTGCCTGCACGCCGTAGGGCGCCAAACGCACCGCATCGCCGTAAGAAACGGCCTCGCGGTGCATGTAATAGAACGCGGCGAGCTTTAGCATCGCGAGCTTGATGTCAGCCGGAACCGGCGAGAGATCGGCGAGCTTGCGGCCGGTCTGGTTCTCGAACCAAGCTTCAGCGGCGTCGATATGAAGCTGAATGAGCTCATCATCGGCCGAGTGGTCGATATTCATCTGCGCCTTCGCGAGGGAAAGCGTTACGCAACTCATCAGGAATTGGCCTCTTCAGAAAAAGTTATTTCGGGCGTCTCTTGCGCGGTGCTCCCCGGGCCGGTCCCCGAAACGCCCGGAAAATTGACGACCACCCCCCGGCGCCGCTGGGCAGGCGTCGGCACGGTCACGGCCTGCTCGATGGTCCAGCCGAGCGCGAGACGATGGCGCAGCGTGTCAGCCGCGATGCCCGTGAGGCTGGCAAGCTGGGCAAGCGTGAACTGCTGGCCACGATAGGAATGCAGGACAGGGCGCGTCATCAGAGATACACCACGTCAACCGGCTCATCGCCATCCGGCATGAAGTAAGCGTTGGGCGACCAATAGTAGTCATACATTGGCGCTGGCCGCTGGTCGTAGTTTTGCGTCACGAAATACGGCGTTGACGCATCGGGGGCGATAAGGTTCTCAGGGCTCTTATCTCCGGTCGGCGGAAACCATCCAAAGGTGTAACGAAGCGACTTCTGGCCAATAACCTGCCACGTCATGGTGATTTCCAGCGGCGTCCACACGCCGGGCTGAAGGGTGATCTTCTTTACAAGGCTCATCGGGGTTCTCTCTGGCGTTCGCGGATGTAGTCGAGGGCGTTGCAGCGACGGCAGCCGGGGCGCCAGTTGGCGGGCGACATGCGAAGCTCGGGATGCTGGCGGATGCTGATACGGTGCCGGACAAGGGTGGCGGGTGCGCCGCATTCGCAGCGCTCGTTGCCGGGCTGGCGCAGATAGGTGCGCGCTACCTCTTCCCACTGGCGATCATAGCCGCGCTGGCGGGCGTTCGGTCGGGCGCGATCGTGGCGGGCGCCGCGAACTCGATCCTGCTCGCGCTGGCACTGGCAACGGGCGCCATGGGCGACAATGCTTCCGCAAGAGCAAAGGCGGGGCGGACGGCGGCTCATCGGGGCTTCCGTCCATACTT